ATGGGTATTACAACTTCACTGTGTACAACATTTAAGCAAGAAATACTACAAGGTACTCATCAGTTGGGTACTCATCAATTGCGTGTTGCACTGATTAAAAATTCACCGTCAGGTACTTTTGATAAAACTACAGCTAACTACTCTGACTTAGGTTCAGATGAGGTAGCAACTGGTGGTAACTATACACGAGATAATGCAGCTAATAATTTAACTACAGGTTCAGTATCTGTAAGTGTAGATGCCTCATCTGGTCGAGCTTATGTAGATTTACCAGACTTGACATTTAATAACGTAACTCTTTCTGCAGATGGTTGTCTTATTTATAATACAGGCTCAGGTAATAAAGCAGTTGCAGTTATTAGCTTTGGTGGTACTGTTAGTGCTACTGCAGGTGACTTGACTATTGAATTTCCTGTTCCAACATCAAATGGATCTGCAGCAATTATTCGTTTAGACACACCTAGCTAATAGGAATTACATATGGCTTTAGTAGCAACATCTGCAAGATACGCCACTGGTGAATACGGTGTTGCTCAGTACGGTGTAGTAAACATATCCAGAACTGTTACTGGTGTTGCTACAAGTTGTGCCATAGCTCCTGTACAAGTAGGTGGTCTAGAGATAGACATTACTGAACGTGTATCTGCAAGTATTGCTTCTACTGCAAACATTGCTACTGTTAAGGTAAACCTTAAAGCAGAGCCAGCTAGTATCATTACTAATGCTGCAATAGGTACAGTAACAGCTAAAGCTACTTCTAATATAATACTAGAACAAGCTGACACAGTTTCAACTAATGCTATTATATCTGAAGAAACTGAACCTCAAGTTACTGAATCTGTTGACATCAGTGTTTCTGCAATAGGCAACGTTGGTACTGTTCAGGTAAACTTAAAAGAAGAAATACCTACTGGTGTTGCAGCTAATGGTGCTGTAGGTACAATATCAATTAAACTTACTGCTCTTGCATTTCCAGATGGTGATGCTTCAACAGATGCTGCAATATCTGATGAAACTGAGCCTAAAGTACAAGAAGATATAGATATATCACTGGTGGCGATTGCAGCATTTGCTGGTGATCAAGTACACATAAAAGTAAAAGAAATTGTACTAGACCCACAAAACAAACTTCCTGCAAATGCAGCTATAGGAAATGTAACTACAACTGCACAAGTGTTTAACTTTGAAGCTGTAAAAGAACAGTACAGTCGTAGACGTACTGTGATTATATCAAGGGCAGCATAATGAGTACAACACCAAAAGAAAGAACAGTTATTGTTCCAGAAGAAATAAGAATAGTTTATATCGAAAGAACTACTACAGCTTTTGATAGAACAGTATATGTAACTGAGGATTAAAAATGAGTTTTCGTTGGCCTACAAAAGACCCTGATGAATCGTTAGACTACAGTGTAGATTGGGAACGTTTTTTACAAGGTGCAATTATAACAAATGTTGATTGGTTTGTTAAATCAAGTTTGTATAATGTTAAAACAGAATTGCAACAAGGTCAAACCTTAACTGCTGCTTCTAGTAGTGCAACCACTGATAGCATACAAAACGTATCCGAACCAAACACTAATACAGTAGCAACTATAAATATAAGTGGTGGTCAAAATAATGTTGAGTACACTTTCTTTTGTCAAATGACAGACAGTACAGGAAGTACTGCAGAACGTAGTATTAAGTTACGTATAAAGGAACGTTAAATGGCATATGATTATCTTGGTCTAGTAAATGACGTTAATCGTAGACTTAATGAAGTAGAGCTTACAGCAAGTAATTTTATTAATGCTACTGGTGAATACAGTATGATTAAAGATGCAATAAACTCTGCTATTCGTTATATTAACCAACACGAATATGAGTGGCCTTTTAATCACGTAGAAGCAGAAGAAACATTAACTGCTGGTGTAATACGTTATGCCTATCCTGCAGATGCTAAGACACTTAATATGGACAGCTTTCGTATTAAACGTAATAGTACTTTTAACAATGACACTAAAAGACTTCGTTTAATTTCTTACGAAGAATATTTAGATAAGTATGTAGATTATGAGTATAACACAAATACAAGTATTAGAAAACTTCCTGAGTATGTATTTAGAACGCCTAATCAAGAGTTTGGACTTGTAGCTCCCCCAGACAATGCTTATGAATTAGTTTATGAATACTATAGATTACCTGTAGATCTTATTAATCCTACAGATGTACCCTCAGTGCCAGAGCAATTTAGGTATATGATTACCAATGGTGCAATGCACTTTGCTTATATGTTTAGAGGTGAGGGTCAAGAAGCTGCAATGATTCAGCAACGTTTTGATGATGAGATTAAACAACTACGTAGTCTTTACATTAACCGTTATGACTACTTGAGATCAACTGTAATAAATCAAACGAACTCTTCTTATAACACTATTAGGGTTTCTTAATATATGCCATCAACTCGTCAAACATACCCTATAGAATTTAAGGGTGGACTTGTTACTAACATGAGTCCTTTGCAGCAGGGTATAAATGCTCCCGGTTCTGCACGGATTCTTAGAAACTTTGAGCCATCCGTTGAGGGTGGCTATCGTAGAGTAGAGGGTTACACTAAGTATAATAGTAATATTATTCCACCTTATGGTGCTCCTGTAGTTAATGGTAATAGTCAAACAGGTGGTGACATTAACATAGCTAATGTTAGAACTATACCAGAAGTAAATGATACATTTAAACTTATACATGCTACTGCTCAAGTAAATGGTGCTATTACAAATACCACAACATTAGTTGTAGATACTATAGTAGGTACAATTACCGCAGGTATGGATGTTGTAGGTACAGGGATAACAAGTGGAATTACTGTTTCTGCTTTTAATTCTGGAACTAGTACTGTTACACTATCTTCAGCTTTAACTCTTTCTGATGATTTAGAGCTTACATTCAGTGAAGTTTATACTGTATCCTCGGTAACAGCTTCTAGCACAACAGAAAAAACTGCATCAGTAGACATTACACCTAACCTACGTACTAGCCCTACTAATGGGGATTCTATAGAATTTTTAAGCACCATTTCAAACTATTTAACATTAGGTTGTGGTGTATTTTTAGATAGAGTTATTGTAGCTAAAAATGACTCTATTTATAAAATGTCTTCTACTAGTATAGATTTAATAAGTAAACCTAACTATGGAACAGTACTTGTAAATGGTGCAGGTCAATCAGGTTCAAACCTTGCAGTAGATGGTTTAACCGCAGCCCCACAAGCAAATGACATATTTAAAATTGCTGGGTCAGATAAAATTTATAGGGTAACTGCTAATGCTACTGTAAGTTCTGGTGGAGCTACTTTAGCAATTAGTCCTGCACTACCTAGCCCTGCACCAACAAATGATAATGCAATAACTTTTTTAAGTACGTCAAGAGAAAGTGCTGGTAAAACTAGGTTTTCTAGGTATAACTATACAGGCACAGAAAAGATTGTTATAGTTGATGGAACTAACTATCCTGCATTATACGACAACAACAATTTTACTGTACTTAATTCTGGTCCTGCAGATGTACTAGGTGCAAGTTTTGTAGTTAGTTTTAAGAATCAATTGTTTTTTGGTAAAAGTAATTTATTAACTTTTACTGCTCCATATAAAGATAATGACTTTACAGCAGCAGCAGGTTCTGGTACAATCTCTTTAGGAGCTTCAATAACAGGACTGATTGTATTTAGACAACAATTAATTATTTTTACTGAGTCTTCTATATTCCAACTAGTTGGTAATACAATTTCAGACTTTCAATTACAACCAGTGACTACTGATATTGGTTGTGTAGATACTGATACCATCCAAGAAGTAGGTGGTGATGTAATGTTTTTGGGGCCAGACGGTCTTAGGTTATTAAGTGCAACAGACCGTATTGGTGACTTTGGTCTTGCTGTCGTATCTAAAGCAATACAAAATGAAGCTACTAATTTTATTACCACTAATACTTCTTTTGCCAGTGTAGTTATTCGTAATAAATCTCAGTATAGAATACTAGGTTATAATACAAACATTACACAAGAAAATGCTCAAGGTATTTTAGGTACACAGTTTGCTGGTCAAGGTGGTGATGGTATGGCTTGGTCAGAGCTACGTGGCATTAGAGCTTACGTGGCTGACAGTCGTTTTTATCAGAATGCAGAAACTGTTGTATTTTCTAATGACGATGGTTATTTATATCAAATGGAAGATGGTAATAGCTTTGATGGTTTAAATATACAAACTACATTTGCTACACCTTATATGCCAATAAATGACCCAAGAATACGTAAGACATTTTATAAAGCATTTCTTTATACAGACCCACAGGGTAGTGTATCTTTTGAAATGAGTTTAAAATTAGACTTTGACCAACGTAATAGCATACAGCCTATACAAATAAACTTTAATAATAGTACAGGTGAGGTTGCATTTTACGGGTCTGCTGAGTACTTTGACCCTAATGAACCAACAGTATTTTCAGTTTACAGTAATAAACTTTTAACTCTCTTTGAAACACAACTAATAGGATCAGGTTTTACAGCTTCGATACAATTTGAATCAGATAGCACAGACCCGCCGTTTTCTCTTGATGCTATCACACTAGAACACGGCACAAACACAAGAAGGTAAACCAAAATGGGAACAGGTTACACTAGAAACGATACATCAAATAACATTGCTGATGGCAACATTATTAATGCCTCAGACTTAGATGGTGAGTTTAACGCCATTGAATCTGCAATGGGTACAAGTGGTCACACACATGATGGCACATCTGCAGAGGGTGGGGCTGTTACTGTAATTGGGCCTGTACAAGACTTTATTGCTAGTGGTACAGCATTTACTGCAAAAGGTACTGGCTATGATCTTGGATCTACAGGAACTGAGTTTGAAGATTTATTTCTTACTGGTAAAGCTTATATTGATGGCTTTGGTGAGTCTACCCTTTTTGACACAACATCTAAAATACAGTTTCGTGACTCTGCCCTATTTATTAATTCAAGTGCCGATGGACAGCTAGACCTTGAAGCTGATACTACTATTGAACTAACTGCCCCAACTGTTGCCTTAACAAATGACTTGAGCTTACAAAGTGATGGTGCTATACTTAACTTTGGTGCTAATGATGAGATTACTGTAACTCATGTGCACAACACTGGTCTTAATTCAAAAAGTGCTAATGGTTTTGTACTTGGACTTCAAACATCTCATACTAGCATTGTAGAAAATGACGTACTAGGTAAAATTGAATTTAGTTCTCCTAATCAAACTGGTGGTGGTGATGGTGCTCTTGTGGGTGCATCTATTGAAGCTGTAGCAGAAGCTACATTTAGTACTACTGTAAACTCTAGTGCTCTTGTATTTAAAACAAATACAGTTGATGCAGCTATAGAACGTATGCGTCTAACTAGTGCAGGTGATTTACATTTCTTAGATGATCGCAAAGCCATCTTCGGTGCTGACTCTGAGCTACAGATTTACTCAGATGGTGCAAACAGCATCATTCACGAAACACACGGCACTGGGAATTTAATTGTTAGAGCAAGCAATATTAATCTTCAAAACTCTGGGGGAACAGCTACTCTTGCTCAGTTTATTGATGGTGGTAAATCTTCTTTAAGATACAACGGCTCTGAAAAACTCGCCACCACCAGCACAGGTGTAGAGATCACGAGTGGAGGAGTAGGTGTTCAAATAACAGGAGCAAATACTTCAACTGGTGTTAATAATGCTTTAAGATTTAAAGACACAGACACTGGTGTTGTTGCAGATCAAGTTATTGGTCGCATTGAGTTTGAAACTGCAGATAGCTCAAATGCAGGAGTCAATTTACAAATAGACGGTATATATGGTGGTAGTGGTGCAGGGTCTGAGCTTGTTATTAAGACAGGTGTGGCAGGTTCTCTTGAAAATCGTTTGTTTATCCAAGATGCTGCAACCATTTTTAATGATGATTCTGGTGACAATGATTTTGCAATTAGAACATCTAATAGCAGTGCAACTTTCTATGTTAACGGTCAATACGATGGTGTGGGGATTCACAGTTCCTCACCCATATCTTATGCCAATGCACAAGCTGTTTTGTTTATAGAAGACAACGTAAACCCTGCAATTGGTATTAGTGATACAGGACAAACAAGAGATTATTGGATTTATGCTAATGGTAACAAGCTAGGCATTGATTATGGAGATGGTAGTAATACTGGTGGTGTAAGTAACGAAACTCAGATGTTACATTTACACAATGACACAAACGGTGCTGTATTTAATGAAGGTGGCAATGACCGTGATTTCCGTGTTGAGAGTTCCAATCACGACTATGCCCTCTTTGTCGATGGTGCATCTGGTGGCGTTCAAATGGGCGATTCGGACCAACTAGATGTAGGTACTCCGGGGCATGGTAGACTTGCTCTTGTCAGAACAAATGGCTCAACTCAGTTGAATATGTTCCGTGCAGATGGGTCAATTTCAGGTGGGGATGCTTTAGGTGAGATAATAGCATATTCAAATGATACAGATGGAAACTCTATAGAGCCATTGGTTAAGATTCAAATGGCGGCTGATGGAACATTTAGTGCCAATGATAACCCCACAAAGCTAGAGTTTTATACTACCCCAGATGCGTCAGAAACTATTCAACAAGTTGGTTACTTCAATAACACAGGTAAACTATTTACGAATTTTGGTGCTGAAATAAACAGCTCTCAAAACAACCCTAATGGCGACTTTAAAGTTTCATCATCTGGCAAATCTCATATGCTGTTTGTTGATGCAGGTGAAGATGTAATCGGGATGGGTCTATCTAACCCTAATTCCTACTACTCACCCAACCTTGTTTTAGCTGTGGGTGATAACGGTGGCATTACCATCAGAAACACTGCGAGCACTACTGGAACAAACTACCTTATGTTTGCTGATGGAGACACGGGTGCGGATCGTTACAGAGGAATGGTTCAGTACACGCATAATGATGATAGGATGGTTTTTTCTACTAATGCTACTGGTAGATTGGAATTATCTGCGGTTGAATCTGTTTTCAACAATAGTGGTGCAGACACCGACTTCCGTGTTGAGAGTGACGCCAAACAAAAAATGTTATTCGTGGACGGTGGCGCAAACGTGGTCTCTATGGGTATGCTGGATAACTACACTACGCCTTCTTGGATAGGCACTGGTAGTGTTGTCATGGCAGATAATTTCTACC